AACTGGAACACTGCTTTGATCGCGTCCCAGGTGGCGCTGAAGAAAGTTTTAATGCCGCCCCATATCGCCTGCAGCACGCCTGTAAAAGCGGACCATGCGGCCATGGCGGCGCCGGTGATACTCGCCCAAATGCCGGTAAAGAAATTCCTTATCGCCTCCCACGCCGCGCGGACCTCGTCGCCCATGGTCTGCCACAGCAAGCTGAAGAACGCCTTAATGGCTCCCCATATCTCGATTGCTTTTGCCTTGATCACGTCCCAGTTTTTGTAAAGCAGCACGCCAATGGCGATCACCGCCACAATGATGGCGATTATAAGCCCCACCCAGCCCAGCAGGACGGCCACAGTGACGCCGAACGCGGCCGCCACAGTGGTGAGGCCGCCTATGGCCATACCGAGCGTCCCAACGATGGCCAGGAGGGCAAAAAGGCCCGCTGCGACGGCAGCTATGCCCGCCACCAGCTTGGGGTGCTCTGCGGCCCACTTCCCCATGGCCTGGATGATCGGCAGCATGACCTCCAGCACCTTGGTGAGCGCCGGCAGGAACGCCTGGCCGATGTTCTCCTGCAGGTCGCCTATGCTCTCGCTCATGATCTTGGTCTGCCCGGCAATCGTCTTGCCGTATGCCGCGTACTGCCCCGCGGTCATTTTCGCAATCGCGGCCAGGGCCTGCTCGGCGGTGGCGTTCTTGTCTATCTCAATGCCGTACCGCGCGAGTATGCCGGTATTGCCGGCCAGCACCTTACTGACCACCATGACTGCGTCGGCGTACTCAATGTGCTTGAAAATGGAAAGGTCAGCCGCGATCTTCGCCGCCTCCTGCGCGCGCTGGTAATTGCCGGTCACCTGGGTGAGCTTGGCCACGCCCTCCGCGGCCGCTTCGTCCGCGATACCGCCCATGGCCTGCATGGACGCGCCGAACTCCCGGACCTGCTTTTGCGCGTCCTCCAAGCTGCCGCCCATGGTCTTTAAGGTCTTTGCGCCAAGGGTGCCTATGATACTGTCCACCACCTGCAGCTGCTTTTGGCTTTCCGCGAAAGCGTTTATGGCCACGCCCACCTCCGCGGCGATAGCCAAAAAGCCGGCAGTGCCGACTTGCGCCATCTTCTTAAAAACAGGTTCCATGTTCTTGGCCTTCGCGCTCACTCCATCTATGCTCGCGCCAACGCCGTCCATTGCTTTGGACACGTTTTCTTCAAGGTCAATGAGGATTTGCAGTCGGGCTTCAGCCATGGTCCTAGTTCGTTTTTGCTTTTCGTACCTGGTAATTTTGGTACTCCGCTTCCTCTGCCATCCTGATCCGCGCGAGCCGCAGTACCCATTCCGGCTCCTGCGCCAGCTGCCGGTAGCTCATACCCAGGTAGATCATCAGCTCGAGGACGTCCTGCCTGGGAGTGAGCGTCGCGCGGTTTCCTTCGACTAAACGGCGGTAGCTGGCGGCTATTTTTTTGCTTCCTCCGCGGTCATGCCGGCAGCCGCCTTTTCAAGGGCCGTCATGACCTCCTGCCAGTCCTGGGAGCGCAGCCCCTGAAGGGTGGCCCAGTTCTTGGCTTTGTCCGTTTCGCCCGCCACAGTGACCACCAGCTGGTCCACCAGGGCTTTGACGCGGCCGCGGTAGGCCTCGCCGGCCTTCATGTCCGCTGCGCCCGCCTTGCTGACCTCCACAGCGGCCGCAATGGCCGTTTCGATCTCCAGCTGGTCCGCGCCGGTCAGGTAGGTGTAGGCCACTACCACAGTGCTGCTGACAGGCAGGGTGATGGTTTTCGTTTCGCGTGTGTCCATGGTTCGTTTGGTTCTTTGGTCCGCAGGGGCCTGTTCGATACAGGCCCCAGGTTGATGTTCTAGCTGCCCGGCTCGGCGTCGTAGTCGGCAGTGCTGTTGCGCAAGGTGATCTCCAGCGCTTTGGCGTCGTCCTCGCTGTAGTGCACCTTCAGCTCGAGCTTCTGCTTGACCACGTCGTCTATCGGCCGGTCAGGGTCCCAGCCCTCCACGCTGACCTTGAACAGGTCCACGATCAGCTTGGGATGGGTGCTGCTGCCGATAGTGACGTCCAGGCGCTCCATGCTCATCCGCAGGGCCTTGTACGTGCCCCCGGTGAAAAAGTCATGGTACGTCTTGTCCAGTTCGTCCAGGGTCATGCTGCCCTTGGGCGCGAACGTGCCGGCGATCACATTTCCAGGGTTATACTCGGAAATGTTTTGGTCCGCGCGGCCGCCGTTCGGGATGGTGAGCACAAAGTCCTTCAGAAGGACCTCGGCGCCCCCGGCCAGGTCGTCGCCCACGTCTGCCAGGTAGAAATGGACGTCCTGCTGCCGGAAATAAACGTCAGTGCTTCCAAAGGTCGGCTCGTAGGCAGGCGCGCCCTTCTCCGCTTCCTTTTGGGCAATGAAGTTTATGGTTGCCATGACCAGGTCGTTCGGCGCCACCTTGAACTCGATACTGGTCACGACCGCCAGCGGGTACTTATAGTCCTGCTGGCCGGGCTGCGAAAGCGCGAACGTGAGCGAGGGGTGCTCCGGGTCGTTCGGCAGCACAGTGAACACGTGATCGTAGGCGCCGGCCTGGCCGCCCACCGGGTCACTGTCCACCGCTCCCATGAGCGACTTCAGCAAATACCCTATGCTCTCGCTGCGCAGGTTGAATTCAAGGTCACCCTCTGCGCGCGCCTGGGTGATCTCACTGGCGTTGGTGTCTATTTTGGTGCCCCGCGTTTCCTTCACCGGCACCTTTTCGAGTACCGGCTTGACGCCGCTGGGGGTGCGGCCCGGTATCCATATCTGTGGCACGACGTCAGCGCCGCGGGTTTCCTCCGCGCCAACGCCCAGCACCACGTCCTCCCCTCTCAAATAGCTCATTCTCGTTAAGAATTGGGTTTAATTTTCGACTGCTGCTCGGCAATTCTGCGGGCTTCGCTCATGCTCCGCGCCTTTACACTGATCCCGCGCCTGGGAAAGTTAAAGGTGATCTCCATGGCGACGCCTCCGTCAGGTTTTACCTGCGTGCCGACCTGCACGTCGCTTTTCTTTGCTCTCGTTTTTCGTTTTTTAGTGGGCATGGTCTTTAGGAATAGACGACGCACTGCAGCTTCAGGTCGCCTGCCCTCATTCTACCATTCGCGGTATCAACGTAGCCCCACGTGCTGGGGACTGGCCGCAGCATGGTCACCCCGGCCTCGTCCAGCACGCCATGGTTCTTAAAAATTGTTTTGAGCTCGTCCAGGGCGTTCCCTATGGCAATGTCGGCCGCGTCCTGGCCCTCCACAAAGGGGTATAGCACCCGGATTATAAACACGTAGGTGTCCTTATCGCTCGCCGGCGCGGTGTTGTGGTAGTCGTTTTGGTCCTCGGTCGGGTACACCATGGCCACCGGCCAGCCGGTAATGTTCGATACCAGGGTGCGGTGCGCCTCCTGGATCGTTTCGGCGTTCTCGGTTATGACCTCTAAAATTTTTGCGCGTATTGTTTCCCACATAGGTTTAGTCGCCAAGGCCGTCCGCGATCCGCTGCAGCACGCCCACAAAGATTTTCCGCACCTTTGCCTCGTCCTGTTTCGCGGTCATGGCCATGAAGGGATTATGCTTTATGCCCTTTTTCTTAATACTAGCACGCACCGCCCAGGGGTTCACACCGCGCTTCTGTGCCCAGCGGTAGAGCGTGCCGCCCGGCTGGGCCTCGCGCGCGGGAATGACAAAGGGAGCGCTGCGCGCGCTTTTCAAATTGCCGGCGCTGTCAATATCGCCATGCAGCTTTTCGCCGTACTCCAAGCTCGGATATATATGGCCCTGCAGCTTGGCCTCGTCTATGGTGCGGATCAAACTTTTGCGCAGCTGGCCGGTCGCGGCCGGGGTATTGCGCAGGGTGTCCTCGTAAAGCTGCGTGGTCGCCTGGCGTATGCCGTCCAGGACGTGGGCCCGCGCGTCGGCGCCGGCAGTGCGCAGCTTCCGCATGATCGCGCCGGACACCTTCACTGTGATGTTCTCGCTCATGTCAAGTGCGGCAGCACGACCGAGGCCTGAAGGTAGCGGCCCGGGCCGTCCGTCTGCGGAAAGACGCCCTTTACGTCGTATACCTGGCCTCCGGGCGTTTCAATGAGCCGGTCCCCAATGCGCAGGTCCGCGCCGGCGTCGTCGCAGCGGAAAGGAAATATCTTGCCGTACTCGCCCTCATTCAGCGCCGCGAATTCCGGCGTGCTCGGCCCCAGGTGCCCGGTGATTATAAGCCCGGTGTCCAGGAATTCGCGCCGATACCCGGCGCCGCTTTCGTCGGTGCCCAGCCGCCATATTTCAAAGGTGCGGAAGTTGAGCATTGCATTAGGTGCGCAGCTTGGTGTTGGCGCCGATCACCGCCTGAATATCCTCGTCAATGGCGTCCTTGTAGCTCGCGTTAAAGCCGTTGCTCGATACGCTCTGCACGCCCTCCGCGGTCCTCCGCTCATACACGCGCGCGGCAAGGCGTATGGCCGCGTTCTCCAGTTCGTCCGGCAGGGTCGGCGGCAGGCCGCTTTCCTCGTCCTCCGGGAGCACGTAGCCCGCGGAAAAGACGACGTGCACGTTGCGCCGGCCCTGGCTGAAGGTTCCGCTTTCCAGGTAGACAATGCCCGCCTCGGCGTCCAGGTCAATGTTGTCCTCGGCTACCTCCTGATCGTCAATTTCGAGGGTGGCTATCTCGGCCACCGGGTACTGCGGCAGGGTCAGCATATCGCCGCCCGGGCCGTCCAGCTTCACGTCATGCTCCTGGAGGCCCAGCTTGCGGTGGGTTTCCGTTTCGATATACGCGCTCGACCCCTTTAAAAGGGTTTCAAGCAGGGTGTCCTTGCTGGTGTCTGCCGCAGGAATACCCAGGTGCGCTTTCAGCTTTGCGACAGTGGACAGCATGGGCGTTTATTTCTTGGGCTTCGCCTTTTTAGAAGGTCCTCGCGGCTTCCGAGGGCCTTTGGCCTTCACAGTGGGGCTGCCTGCAGCGGCCATAGGGCCCTTCTGCTCGTTCGTAGCGACGTCCACCACCTTGTCCGGCTTCGGACCCGTCTGCGTCGCGATCTCGCGTCCCAGGGCCTTTTCTACGCTCGCCTTGGCCTCTGCCTTGGTCGCTCCGGGTCCGGCGATATGGCGCGTTTCAGGCGCGCCCTGAATGTGCTTCAGCTTCGCGCCGGCAGTGGCGTACTTCGCGTCCATGAACTGCGCAATGCCGCGCTGGACCAGCTGGGCGGCCAGTTCCTCATCCTTGCGGACGATCTCGCCCGCCTGGTAGACGTTCCAGCCCCGCAAAAATTTAATAGGAATACGCATGGTGGTAGTGATCGCTTCCGGCGATCCTCCTACCCCCGCCCGCAGGGCCGGGAGTAGTCAGGATCACAGCAAGCTAGGAGCCGGCAGGGCCCTTAACGCCGGTAATTTTGACAAAGCTCTCCGTATGGGTCAGCTTGCCGTCCACCGCCGCGTACACCAGTACCTTCGTCTGAAGGCGCTCGATGATTTGGTCAGTGGCCATCTGCATTTGCTGGCCGTCCTTGATCCAGTAGTAGTTGGGGTCACCCAGGTAAATCTCGGTTTCATCGTCTGCGTCACCGAGGTCCTCCGGGATGTCCACACTTTCTAGCAAGGGCTTGCGGAAAAGTTCGTCAAGAGGTTGTCCGGGCTGGAAGATGGGGCGGTCCTGGCTGTCTACGAGGCCGGTAATGGCTTTGGCGCCGAGCGTGGAAGTCATGAATACCGCATTGCTGCGATACTGCGGCTTCAGCTTGAACCAAAGGTTTACCAGGTCCTGGTATGCGAGCTCCGCGCCCGCCTGCGCAACACTCTGCAAGCTCTCGGTCCGAATGCCTTTCGGCTTGCCGGTGCCGTTACCACCAATGAACGCCACTTCCTCGGTTTCAGCGAGGACGCGACCCGCCAAATTGGCGATATAGTTCACGATGTTAAAGTTGCTGGTGTTAAGCAGTTTCCAGGACGTTTTGACCAAGGCGGCCAGGTAGTGGTCGTCCAACGACTTCTTGGTGATGGTCGGTTCGCTGGCGGTCACCAAGTTGGCGTCGCCGTCGTCCGTTTCCCCCACCCAGTAGCCGGTGACGCCGTCACCTTCCAGGGGAAGGTCGAACGGCCCGGAAAGTTCGAACGCGAATGCGCGCGAGCGCAGCACGTTGAATTTCGCCTTTTTCTCCAGAATGCTGGAGGCAAGCTCCGTAGGCACAGTCGCGCCGAACGAGCCCGCGTCCGTAGTGATCTGCTTGATCCCATACGAACCGCGGTACTCTGCCGGCACGATCATGAACTTTAAGAAGTTCGCGGCGACGGCGACGCTCTCCGCTTTCCGCTCCGCTTCGGTTTTCACCGAAAGGGGCAGCGCGCTGAAGTTCACCTTTCCGTCCACCATTGGAAAGCCCATCTCCTGTAGCTGCGCGATACCGGCCTCCGAAATGACCTGCTTCAGGTCCACCTCGGTGCCGTCCTCGAGCTGCAAAAGGATTTTCTTGTCCATGGCTTTTCTTTTGTCCTAAATCGTTTTAGCGCGGCGCAGCAATTTTCCAATTGCGACGTCCGCCTGCCTCGCGTCGCGGATGATCAGCTTAATGTCGCCATTAAGCCGCTTCCGTCCACGCGGTTCGACCTGCAGTGCCGCGCCGCCTGCGGGCGGTGCGTCCTCTGCTGCGCTTTTAAGCGCTTCGAGTGCGGTGGAAAGGGATTTGGCGGCGTCTATCGCCACCTGCAGGGCCTCGGTGCTGAACGCTTTGGCGGGCTCTGCTTCCCCTGCAGCCGCGGCCGGGGCGGCGGCGGGGGTAGCGGGTTCCTCGGCGGGCGCCGGGTCCGCAGCAGGGGCAGCTTCGGGTGCGGGATCAGCCGCGGGCGTCGCTTCAGGCGCGGCCTCCGCTACCGGCTCCGCTTCGCCATCCTTCCGGGACTTCACAGAAAGGAGCATGGCCTGGTCGTTCGCGCCCACCAGCACCGGGCTGTATTCGTAGATCGCAATTTTCTTCAGGTGGCGCACGCGGGTGGTCGGGTCCACTTCGTCCTGCTGCACGAAAAATCCAAAGGAAAAGTCGGTGATCACGCCGGCCTTCATGAGCGCCCACACTTCGCGCGCGCGCTGCACTTCGAGCACCAGCTTGCCCTTGATGTAGAGGCCATGGGTGTCCTCGCGGGCTTCGATGGTCGCGCTGATCGGCTCATCCCAGTTGTGCGCCCACACGCCCTTGGGGTAGCGCGGGAAATAGTTTTTAAGCCAGTCGGTGAAGGCGCCCGGGTCCACCACTTCGTTGTAGCTGTCCACGTTGCCGAACACGCTTACGTAGGCCTCAAAGGTGCCCTCGTCGTCCAGGGCCTTGAACTGCGCGGCCTTAAAGGACCGCAGCTGCAGGTCCACGCTCTTGCCGTCCTCCAAGGTGATCTTCTTCACGCTCACTATTTTTTCGTTCGGCATTTGTTTGAAAAATAAAAGCTCACTTCCCCTGGCTGCGGACAGCGCGCGGTAGTGAGCGAATGGCTGATGGATTTAGTGTACCATATTGCCTTTGCCAATAGCATAGCAAACTGGTTTCGCCGCACTTGTGCATAACTCTAGTCCGCGCTTTCGAGCGTCGGGGAAACGGAACACTGGCAGTTGATCGTATTATCCGGGCTGCCGGAAAAGTCGCCGGGATAGTCCAGGAATTCCCCGCCCACGTTAAAGCGCTCGCCCACCTTCACCACCTCGCCGTCAGCGTCCGCGTGCGCCGGGCGCGTGTTGTTGAAGATCGCGACCCATACCTGGTTCTCCACCTTTTGCGCCTTCATTTCCTCCATGCGGCCGAACTGCTGGGCGCTGCCTACCTCGGTGCGGGCTATCATTTCGGCCCTAAAGCCCTGGGCCTCGTCGTAGACGCCGGTAATGCGGTTCCGCAGCTGGCCAAGGTCCTCGCCCACCGCCACGCCCTCCTGGAGGGTCGCGCGCAGGGCCTGGCGCGTCGTGGTGTTCACGTCCAGCATTACAAAGCTGCGCCGGTCCACAAAGCTGACCACGTGCGGGCTCGCCAGTATCTCGCTGGGGTCTATGCCCAGGAGCTTGGCTATGGCCGCCGCCCCGGCCGCTACGTTCGAGCGGGATATGTCCGCGCTGATCCCTTTTATAATTCCGTTCTGCTTCACGTCGTCAAAGAGGACCTGCTGCAGCCACTTTCCAAAGTTCGTCTTATAGCCCGCGGGAGCCGCCTTGGGCAGGCCTGCACGCTCCAGGTTCGCCACGACCTCGAGCTGCTGCGCATGAAAGTATTTGCGCATACGCTCGCGCACCGCGGTTTTCGCGCGCGGCAGGTTCGCCAGGTACTCCAGGCGGTCCGCTTTGATCCGCGGGTCGTGCTCCCTGGGCGCGGCGCTTTTAAGCTGTAGCTTAATTGCGTCCATATTCACCAATTAAACCGGGCTTTCTACGCGCTTTGCCCCTTTAAGTTTCAGCTTAATATCGCCCTGGGCCAGCTTGGCCTTCTCGGCCTCCTTCATTTTGCCGGTGAGGATCGCGTACACCTTCTCGCCCATGCCTTCCACCACGCGGCGCTTTAGGTTCGTCCGGGCATAGATGGACTGCCTGATCTGCCGCTCCTTGCGCGTGGCCTTCTTGAAAGCGCCCACCTGCAGCTTCTCATACACGTACTGCGGCCGCGCGGCCTGCTGCGGTGCTCCCTCGGTGCCAGCGGGCATGGGCTCGGTAATGCCCTGGCCCACCTGCGGCATGACCCCGATGGGCTTAAAGATCGCGTCGCCGCCCTCCAGGGGCTCCATGTTGAACATATCGCGGGCCTCGTTCACAGTCAGCCAGCGGCCCTCGCCGGCGCTCGCCACAGTCACCTTCTGCGTTACGTCCTCCGGCACCGGGTCCTCGTAGGAAAGCCACAGCTGCTCGCCATAGAAGGGCACCAGGAACTCGTTTAGCTGGCTGGTGATCAGCTGATACTGCGGCTCCACAGTGTCTTTCGCAAACACGCGCTCGGCCACTTCGGCGTTCGCCAGGTTCACGTCCTCGCTCGTCATGAGCGCCATGGGCACGCCGAGGATCACAGTAATGGCATTGCGGTGGAACTTGCGGCTTTCCACGTGGTCCATTTCCTTGGGGCTGCGGCCTACCGCTTCGTATTTAAGGCCCTTCTCCAGCACTGCGGTGCGCCCGGCGTTCAAGGGGCCGGCGCGGCGCTCGCTCCAGTCCTTCTTCACGCGCTCGAATTCCGCGTCCTTCAGGGACTGCTCGGTGAAAAGGACGCCGCCCGGCTCTGCCCAGTTCTCCACCAGGGCCTTATTCCACACTGCGGCGCCCATGTCCGCGTCTATCTCGAGCGCGGCCGCCTGCATAGGCGAAAAGCCCAGCAGGATGTTTGCCGGGTTCGGTTCATTGATGGGCACGACGTCCTGGGCGTCAAAGGTCTGCAGCACGTTGCCCACGCGGTACTCGTATTTCACGATCTGCCCGGCGTCGTTCCCGATGGCGCGCAGCAGGTCCGGCCGGAGCGGCCACAGGTTCACGATCCGGCGCCCGCCCTGCCGGTCAAGGAGAATAGGCGCGCTGCCCCATATCCCCAAAAACATTTCGATGGTGTAAAAGAATTGGTACTTGCTTTGTACCGGGTTCGCGCGGTACAGGAGCGCCAGCAGTTCGTGGTCCTCGATCTCGGCCAGGTCGCCGTTGCGCGCCATTTGGAAAAGCTGCAGCTGGATGGCGGCCACGCGCTTGGCCCGCTTCGAAAGCGCGGCGTACACCCAGCCGGCGTACCCGCTCATGGGGTCATTCTCCACGCTCACGCGCCGCAAGCTGTTGGCCCAGCCGCCCATCGAAAACGGAAAGCGGACCGACGCAGGGAAGAACTGCGCGGCCTTCAGGAACATTCTTTTAATCCAGTTCATGTCAAGGGGATATTAAAATTCCTTTCGGCTTTTTGGTGGGCTTGAACATGACCCGGTAGGGCACGTCCTTAAAGCGGCGC